TCAATTCGTGCGCCACATTCAACGCACATCGGATTGACTTCAATTCCTTCAAGAAGGGGACGCATGTTGATTGTCTCGCACGATTCACACTTGACTTCTTCCGCCTTACCCAACTCCTTTAGGAGAGAGAAGAGAAGGATGTTTGTTCGTTGCATGTCATGACCAACGGCCATTGACAGTCGCTCAACCTTCCCGTTCAACTCAAACATGGCTTGCGTGAGTTGGTTTTGGGTCAATTTCTTTTGGGGTCGCACACCGTTGCTCATGTCCCTTCAAGTCTTTCCATACATACACAGCATATAAATGTGTCTAAAGCCAGTCGTGTAGTGTCTTGTAGGTGACCTCGGCCTCTTCAACCCAATGACCGATTCGGGCTTCTGCAATCACAAGATATTCGGCATCCATTTCTATTCCGATAAAATCAAACCCTTCAACCTTGGCGGCTATACCCGTTGTACCGCTTCCCATGAACGGGTCAAGCACAACGCCCCCCGGTGGCGTGACCAAGCGACAAAGATATTTCATCAAGTCCACAGGCTTGACGGTAGGGTGAATGTTCTTCATCATTGGGGCGTTCTCTTTGCCCTGTTCAAGCCGCTTCTCCACACTTACTTTTCTCCCAATACCACCTGCGTTGTGTTGGGACTTCTTGTTCTCAAACGCTTCAAGACCTGCGTTGCGCTCGGCTTTGCTTGCCTTGGGGCAATAGAAGAATCGTGCGGCTGAACCTGTTCCATAGTGTATCTCTTCCCTTTCTGTATCATTTACACCACCAAACGGATTTGCTTTTGAATTTTTAGGGGCGTGTCCACCTGTGGATTCGGGAAACAGGCTCACGACTTCATCCGAGCCATCGTGAATGAAATTGGCGGGGAAACGGCCTTCAACCGGACGGGCCTCGCCATCGTCGTAGTTGTAGCCGCCTTGTGTGCCACCCCTTGATGCGCCAGCCGTTGCGCTGTCTCCACTCCGCCCCTTGCCGCCCCAACCGACGACATCCGTTCCGATGCGGCAACCATCAATGTTCAAGCCACCTGTCCCATGCTCAAGCACATTCTCAACGAGCGTGCCGATAAGGGGCTTACGGGCAACCACGATGGGCTCATGGGCGGGTTTGAGGGCTGAACCCCAACCTTCCCATTGTTTTGCTTCGGGTGTGGCGGGTGCGGTCAAAGCGTTGGCTTTTTCAAAGTCGCTTCTCAAACCACTTTGATACAGATTTTGGGTTTTGGTTGTAAAGGAATGAAGTCCCTTCGTGCCTATCACTTCCCGTTCCGCACCTGCGGCTTTGTCCATCGCCTTGCTGATGTTGTGCGACTTGGGGAAGCCCGAACCATAGACCCACATGATTTGGTCACGAATCTCAAATCCAGCGTCCTCAACATTGACGACGAGACGGTGATAGGTGCGTGAACCAGCGAAGGCGAGCAAGTGTCCACCGGGCTTCAACACACGAAGGCATTCTCGCCATATCTCCACCGAGGGAACATCGTAGTCCCATTTCTTACCCATGAAAGAAAGCCCATACGGAGGGTCGGTGACGATGCTGTCCACCGAGTCGTCGGGAAGTGCTTTCAACACGCTCAAACAATCGCCTTCAAACAATCTCATATCCATGCCACCCTTGACTTGCCATCCATGGCCCGGTGTAGTGGTGAAATGTCCCACCCCGCCACTTCATAATACGGTAAAACCTTCTTGATAATGAACCGTTCAACCATCGTGCGATAGCCGATTTCAGCGATACCCTCAATGTCCTTCGGGTCGTCAAAGGCAAGGTATTGGCCGCTTGGAGAGATGGTCACCAAGAAATAATCGTTGGCCCGATACCCCTTACCGAGCGTCCTGTTGGCCCATTGTGCGCCAGCGGCAACGCCGCTAACGCTGGTGTATTCGGGTAGGTTTTTGCTCAACTTTCCCTTCATGCACAAATCCAAAGAATTTACTTTACCCTCAATAATACTCTCAATCAGCGACACCAATGGGCCGGTGATTTGGTCTTCATGATAGCCGTTGAGGATGCCGTCAATCACCTTCCCCATAGCGTCTTTCATGACGGCAGGCATTCGGGATTGCTTCAACTCAATACCCTTCACATACCGCTTGGGTTGATGGCTTTCCCCGTCCGTCCAACAAACAAGGCCAGCGTAGCGGTTCTTCTCCATGAGGATGAACGAAGACGACCACTTCTCAAATTGAACGATGATGGGGTGCATCCGGCGGTTCATTTCATGGAGCGACGACTCGCCGTCTTCGGGAGTCTCAACCTTACACATCACCGAGTCGGTGTGTCCGTAAACCACGGGATGGCCCAAGTCCTCGGCAACTTCCTTCAACTTGAGCAAAGTTTGTCTTGAGGTAAAAGTGATTGCGGCGGCGATGTCGGGGTGATACAACCCATACTTGGCATCACCAGCAACGCCATACATGGACGCAACGAGGGACTTCGTAGCGTATTGTAGGGCATCGTAGCGCACCCGTTCCTCATCCGTTGTAGCGTCCTTCATCAGTTGCTTGTAGTGGTCACGGAGAACCGTCATGTTGTCCATCTGTCGCACGAGCAAGCCCTTGCTTTCCTGTGAGAACCTTGTGCCATTTCCACAGTCCTTGCCGTCGTGAGAAAGCGTGTCCCACGAGATGTTGTGGAGGGCGGCGTTGCTGTGATACATGGCTTTTACATCAAAAATACCGATGTTTTGGTAGATGCCCTTCTCGCCGTCCATGACGATTGCGCCGTCATAATTCACCTTGTCAAACATTGGTTTGGAAGGGATTTGTTTCTTGAAATCGGGGTCGCCCAAAGCAAGACAGGTAAAGACCTGCGTGATATGCGGGGTGCTTCGGATTTCACATTGAGCGATATGTTGAACGGCGATGAAATAATCCAAAGCGTTGACGAGTCCGTTCAAACGGGGAAGCAAGCGCACATCCTGTCGGTTGTATTCAAGGTAAAGGATTGGGTCGGAGTAGTAGGTGTCGTGACCATCGGGCAACTCGGTTTTCTTTTCCCCTAAACATTCCCAAGCGACATCATCTAACTTGTAGTTGGGCAACTTACCGTTCTTCAACTCCCACAACTTGGGGAAGGCGAGTCGCAAGTCAATGACATTCCGTCCGACGATGGGTTGCGCCCAATCACCGAAGTCGTAGCGAATGCGGTTGAGCGGCGACATGTTGGAGGCACGAACACCCACCTTGTTGCACCGCTCAATAATTTGTTTCAAGTCTGCACCAGCGACATACCAGCCCGTGATAATGTCGGGGTCTTGCTTCCGCATGAACGCTGTGAAGTGGGTAAGCAATTCGGCCTCGGTGTCAAAGACGATAACGGGCGTATCGTAGGTGTATTGGTTGTTGTTTGCGTCAAGCAAAGCGGTGTATTTCCCCTTCGCCACACCATGAGGCATCACAACCCACGAATATAGGTTTTCAGTAAAATTATCATAGACGGTAAGCATGGTGATTTGGCCGCTGTCCGTCTTCCATTCGCCGTCAAGGAACCAAACCCTATGATGATAGGGTTCAAAGGTCTTCTCACCAGCCTTCTTGCGAGCCGTCAAGACTTGGTTCGTGAACGGGATGTTCCCCTCCCAAGTGTCGCCCGTCTTGGAGATGTTGCGGATAGTGTCGGTGGTGAAGCAAGTGATTTTTGTCAAAGGTTCGCCAAAGACGCCCGTGTAGCCCGTCTCTTTCTGCTCGTGGATGAATTGTGCATCCTCATCACGCACGAAGCAATAAGGCAGGCGGTCTGTGATTTTCGTTTGCTGGCGTTTGTCGTTTTCATCACGATACCGAACCAACACATCGTTGCGCCCAACCTGTTCAACTATCATGAACAGCCCTTGGTGTGTGGGCTTATAAGGGTTTCATATACGGCGTCCACGACTTCTCGTTGGAATGTCGTGCTTGGTCAACCATTGATGGATGCTCATTGGGGTGATTCCGAACTGTTGAGCAATCTCGGCCATCGTTTTATTTTTACCGATATATTCTTCTTCCAACCAATCCTTTCGGTGGTAAAGAGGCTTGGCCGGTTTGATGAAGTGCTTGATTTCAACGACGAGAACATCTCCGTCGCCACTGTTGATTTCATGTCTTTGGAAACCTGCCTCCGTAAATTGTGCATCGCACACACGAACCCATTCGCCACTGTTGGGGTCAACCACTTCAACCATGATACTCCCACGCTTACACACAATATAAAACCATTGATACCTTAACGGTCTGCTACTCGGTAAATACCACACTGCCTTCGGATGCCATCGGTCATAACCTTGTGATTGGTCATGCTTGTGACCCTCTCTTGTCCACACCCCGTACAACGACGAAGGCATTTACGGGGACGGCGACTCAAAGCGACCCTCCCGTTCCAAACGACAACAACGAGCGCACCTCGTTGGCGGATTCTTCTTTGTCCATGATGTATGTTTTCTTTTACCGCAAGACTTACAGTCATACCACATCAGTCGTCCCTCCACCAATAGGTGTGCGGGCGATTGTAAGAACGGTTCACGATTTTCATTCGCGATAGTGTCCCCAAGAGCGTCCCGACTTGTTGGGGACTCATCCCGACTGTTTTTGGTAGGTATTTCTGCTCCGCCAAATTCGCTATTTGTTCGGCGTTGAGATACCGACCATCGGCATCGTATTTCAGCACTGCGAGACAGGCTATTTTGAGATATATGCGCCGCTCGGCTGGCCTGTCTCCCAAACGGTCAACGAGAAGTTGAACCTGCTCAATCGTTAGTGCTTTGAGGGTTCCATTCTTGATGTTTTCAGCATTCATAGGTTCACCCAAGGACACCAGCCGCCCAAGCCCATTCGCCGTTGCCGAAGGAAACGGAAAAACGGATGCCTTGACCGTGTTCACGGAAGTCAAAGAAATTCAA